GTTTTGCAACGTACTTAACACCTGACGTATCTATTAATTCTTGTGTTGTAACTGTATCTGCCATTAGTCTCTAAATCCTTTTTCTTTACGACACTCTATTACAACAATATATTCTGTAATATTACTGTCGCTTGTTAATAATATATTTCCTGTAGCGCTCGTATCTTCAGCAAGTATCTTTGGCTCATTTGGTTTAAGTCCATAGTTTCCCTTACCATCAATTACAAGTGCCTCCTCGTTACTATTACTTGTTGCAAAGTTAAGAGTAACATTTCCACTTCCTATTATATTATAGTGAACGCTTGAAATAGATAAAACTGGTTTACTTGAAGCGTTACTTAATTCAAGTGCGTTTATCAATAATTGATCTGTTTCACTACCAACCCCTTCAGCCTTAACGATAACCTTATCATTGTCATCAACAACTGTAGTAGTTGAAATTGTCATAATTAACTTCTAGGCGAACCTACAGCACTTACTTTACCAGCAGCCAGTGTAATAACATCACCTGGTGCTTTTTCAATTATTACTGAATCGCCAGCAGCGTGAAGATATACTTCTCCTAAAACAGTACTATCTTCAGATCGTACTTCAACTGTTTGTGCACCACTTGTTGCCACACAATAAACAAATTGAGCTCTACTGATACTATCTAAATAAGGATTTGTAGTAACTGTTCCTTTAACGATAATTGTTGCCATTTATTTTATTCCTAATTGTTCGTTTGTTTCTTTTTCAAAATATTCAAATAAATCTTTTTTATTTACATTGTGAAACTTTGCAATCTTTTCGACTGCGCTGTCAAATCTTGTTAATATATCAGATGTTTCTTTTTCAATGGTTTTAAAAACATCTTTAATCGCCTCTTTCATAACAGGCGTTAATTTATTATAAGATTCTGTATTCAAAATCTCACTATCCTTTATGATACTACTGATCTTCTTTTTCATCAGGTAATACCGTTGTAGGTGCCGGAGAAATAATCTCTGGTTTTGGGTCACTAAATGGTTCTGCCTCAGTAGGTACTGTAAAGAATGTACTTGCAAGTTCTTTTCTTTTTGTTTCTAAAGCAGACGCAACTTTATCTCTTAATGCGTCTTTAAATGCCTCTCCCGCCTCTGCGGCTTGTCCTACAGAGAGTTTGTCTATAAAACTTTTAACGTGTTCGCTCATAGTTATTCCTATTCTTTATTTATGTTATTGTTTCTGGTTTTGTCTCGTCAGACTGACCAGGCTCAGTTGTTGGCATCGTCACTTTTTCTTTTTTAATCTGTTTATCAATCTCCTCCATCTCTCTATCAGATTGTTTAAGAATATATTTTCTTACATATTGATGTGAAAAGTATTTACCAACATAATTAGCCATACTATCAGCCAATGAGATACGGTCTTTTAACATCTCACTCTCTTTTAATTCAGAAAAGTGTCCATCTTGTAAAAAATCATAATTTAGATGTGATTGAATTGTAGACCAATCCTCATCAGCGATGATACCTTTTAATACTAACTGTGATCTTAATATATCACTAAACAGTTCAGTAAATTTCTTTCTTAATCTTTGTACAAACTTTGTAAACTTTAATTCGTCTCTACTAATCTCTGCCGCTCTACCTAGATTAAATCCTGTAGATGCCTCTAAACGACTGATTGGTACGTTTAAAGAACGATATAGTTTCTTTTGAAAGTAGTCTATATCTGCAGTCTCACCAAGATTCTGTCCACCGGGTAGTGTTGTGATTTCTGTTCCTCTGCCACCTTCTCTACGAGGTAACCAATAATCTTCTAGCATATTCATATAGTTACGATCATCTCGTATCTCACCGGTCGCAGCGTCATAGACAAGTTTATTTCTATATCTTGCCATAACGTCTCTTAAATATTGTTCTGCCTTAATCTTTGGTAAATTACCTACGTCTATGTAAAAGATTCTTCTCTCTGGCGCTCTTGCGATACGATAGATTACAACAGCGTCCTCAATCATACGTAACTGATTGACTGACTTGATTGCCTTATGTAGATAAGATAGTACAAGATTTTTATTTTGATCCACGAGACCGGAGTTACAGTAAGCGATTGTGTCTAGTGCTATTCTTACACCAGAACCTGATGTTGCTCCTGATACGCCTCTCTCATTAAAGATATAGTATTCTTCAAACTCGTTTATAATTTCTAGTGTGGTTGTACTTCTTTGTTTTTTTACTTCTCTTACTTTTTTAATTTTTCTAGGGTCTATATATTTTAATTCTGAGATACCATTTCGAGGATTATCTCTGTCTATTACTTTTTGATAATACATGCGACCATCAACATACCATCTTCTAAAAATATCGTGGCCTTTAGTATTGAAATTCATTAATCGTAGAATGTGTTTAAATTCGTCTTCGATCTTTCTTCTTACCTCTTTTCCAAATGGTAGGTTTGTAAGATCGACTTGTACAGAGTCTCTTGTCTCGTTAACTACGATTGCCTCGTTAACGATATCATCTATCGCCGTGTCGCATTCAGGGTGTAGTGATATTTCTCTGTATCTTCTGATGAGGTCGGCCTCGTTCTTCGCCGTACCTTCTAAATCTAAGTATTGACCAAAATAACCTCCAGCGGAGGCGATGGTTGTTGCACCATCGTCCGCTACAGGTATACTAAAACTTTGTTTAGGGTCTTGCTCTTTCTTAACTCGGGTTATTGAAAACCCAAATAGTTCTGCCATAATTTATCCTTCAATACTACTTATATAACTTATTAAGTAGTAGTATTTGATTCAAAAAACTGATAAGCAAATGTAACTGCAAATTCTTCAATTGCATCTACAGTGTCATAACTTAAAGCGATCTCTGCTACTGATGTAGGGAAAGCACCTCTTAAAGTGTATGACTTCACAGTATTACCGTTTCTGTCTAAATGATCAACAAAAGCGTCCACTTGATAATCGGCAGGATTTGTTAATCCCTCGTTATCTGACATATTGTTGATACCATTCTGCCATCTTTCAAAAGCGTTTCTTAATTTGAAATTGGTATCGTTAATAACTGTAACACTCCAATCAGCGAACGTTCTATCTCCCGCTATCTTAATTGCACGACCTCTGAAATTAACATTGACCGTTCCAACTGTCATCGCTGGGATAGTTGTTGACTTACATAAGAAAGCAAGTTCTTCGATTTCGCCACCAACTTGAGCATAACCAGGAAAAGGCATTACTACCTTAAACTGATTGGCACGAGCGCCACCGCCAGCAAGTTTAGCTTTGAAGTCTGTTATATTAGCCATTTTTTTCTCCTTCTATTCTATTAACTTGCGACTTCCTCAAAGGATACGCCAGTTCTGGTTGCAACGAATTGTAAAGTGATAAAGTTGATACTTCTAGCAGGTTTAACAAATATCTCTGCTATAAATTCATTTCTATCAATTACATCGCCTGTGTTATTAGTTTCATCACACACTACTAAAAAGTCTGTGATACCCTTTCTACCTTGTACCTCTCGTAAGAATGGTTCAACGATATTTCTAAAGTTTGCTCTAGTAAACTCGTCATTAAATTCAAACAATTGGAACTTAGCAGCTGTAGAGATTGCTTTTTCTAAAGTGACAAACAATCTTCTTACATTGATTCTATCAAATGCAGATGGAGCACTTAACCCTGTCTTATCACCAAATAGAACAGTACCTTGACCAGGGAATGTTACCACTGGATTGATTCTGTTTCTATATAGGTCATCTCTTTGAGATTTATTTGGATTAAACGCCAATTTAACTGCACCTCTAATATTACCTCTATTGAATCCTGCAGGTGAATACCAGCTATCAGCAATTAGATCTGTTCTAGCCGCTAGACCAGCAAGGTCTCCGTTGAGTGGTACAAATCTGTACACATCATTATATCTGTCGTATTGATACTTATAACCGCTATCAAAAACAACATATGAAGATGATGTAATACTAGAATAGAAACCTAGTACGTTAATTAACTGTGTATTTGAATCAGTTATGTTAACTACATCAGTTCTTTCAGGTGATACAAATGCGATTGCGTCTTTTCTATTTTCAGCAATTGTAATTAGATTTTCTACGTGTGTAGAGTTACCTGAACCTCCAATGATTAGTCCGATATCCACTGTTTCGGTATCTTCAAACTTTTCGTATGCAGTTTTCTTTTGTCCTGTTGATACTGTTGACCCGTCTGAACCTCCAGATAGAGACTCACTCGTAGGAGAAGTCACTGACGTAAATGTTGTGCCAGTTACGTTGCTACCCCAGTTTGAACCACTAGTATTATGATCCATCCAATAGATGTATTTCGATCTATTGTAAAGTACATCTACGTAGTAGTTTGTGTCTCCCTGTGGAGTCTTAGCGTCAGCACCTTTTGATAATTTAGAATATGACTCTAATATTGTTCCCGGTACACCTGATATATCACCGTCTTCGTCAACAACGATAACGTGGATCTCATCACCTGAACCTGATCTGTCAGATGCGTAAGGTGAAGTTCCTGGACTACCAGTAACTACGTCATAATATCTCCAACGTCTTTTAACGTTGGCACCGTTTGTTACTGCTTGTTCTAAACCACCTGCCCCCGTTTCTTTTTTAACGATTGTAACAGTGTTTGTACCTGTATTATTTGCAGTGACTCTATATCTTTGTCCGTTATAGTCTGTACTTGCAGCCGTGTCAGAAAACTCTAAAATGTCTCCGACGTTAATACTTGAAGAACTTGTCAAAACAATTGTGGTGTCACCAGCAGCCGTTGAAGCGTCATTTACAGTTGTAACTGCGTCTTGTTCAAATGCTGTTGCTGAAGGACAAGTAGAAACTAATAGATTGTTTCCGTGTGCACCTGCAGTTCTAGCAGCGAATGTTCCAACTGATGCTGAACCTGTAGAATAATTGTCTTGGTAGTCCTGAGTATTTTTAATTGTAATTGAACTACCGCTAGAGTTAGCGTTAGTTACACCTGTATTTTGTGCTCGTACTACTCTTAAAGTATTAGAATATTGTAGAAAGTTAGCCGCACAGAAAAAATCCTCAAAGTTAGTTGAGTTAGGTTTTCCAAACGTTTCTACTAATTCTGCTTCACTCGATATCGTTACTATCTCATCAAGCGGACCCTTTGTGAATTGAGCAGCAATCGCACCAACACTCGTTGATACCGCTGGTATAATTCTTGTAAGGTCTCTCTCCTGTACGAGAACACCTGGTGATACTTGAAATGCCATTACGTTCTCCTTTTAAAATTAGCTAATTTATACATATTATTGTTTCAAAACTCGTATTATTCATACGCCCATAGTCAAATATACTTTCATTTTGTACTATTTATAAAATGCGTGTTTTGTACTTATTTTATGATTCTCCCTTACGTATTACTGGGTTCCATACTTGCCCAAACTCATCTTTAAAGGGTTCCTCTTCTGGACTCGTTAGACCATCATCTATGAAACCAAACGGTGCCATATCCTGTTCTATGATATTTGATTGTTC